TATGATAACTCACTGACACCCAATCTGGATCTACGTATAATGCGTAATAGGACCAGCATAAGGATGAGCGGTAAGATGGCAGAGTTTTTCTCTGTCGCAGACGTTCCTGGCACGGGTATTATCAACATGGACCATTTCATATCAGCGGAAGGCTATCTTGCACACAAGTGGGGACTGGAGGGATTGTTACCTGCTGATCATCCGCACAAGGCTAACGCTCCGTAGGCGGTTTAATCAAATCGTAAAAACCGCTAAATATTAGTTGATATGGCCCAAAGAATAATCGACATAGGTAATCTCGCTGACGACGGTTCAGGCGATACTATAAGATCCGCAGGTGCTAAATTAAACCGTAATTTTGCGGAGGTTTATGCATTTGACAACGTAGCATCAGATCTCAGTTTTGACGGCAACACAATCAAAACCACAGTGTCCAATGCTGACTTGGAAATTTTACCCAGTGGCACAGGCTCTGTTGTGTTTCCAGGCATAAGATTCAACGATAACAACATAGAAATATTACACAGCAACAATGATTTTAAAATAGAAGCCAATGGTTCTGGAAGGGTGGTGATTGAAGGACTTGGATTTGGGGGCACATCAATCAGTTCAAGCGATTCCAGTTTCATCAACATCAACGAAAATTTAATTGTGGATGGCACTTTGTCTGGCACTTCCACAGCGTCTATTGGCGGCACATTTAACTCTGCCACAGGATCAAGTTTTGGCACACTGACACTGGCCAACGGATCAATCACCGACAGCAGTGGCACAATTTCGTTTGGCGATGACAATGTCACAACCACAGGCACGTTGACAGGTGGCACAGGCTCAAACTTTGGCAATCTCACATTGGCCAATGGATCCGTCACAGACAGTGGTGGCACAATCAGTTTTGGCAATGAAAATCTTTCATCCACAGGAACTTTGGACGTTTCTGGTCTTAGCACTTTTGGCTCTGTGGGCACCACAGGATCTATTTCTCTGGCAGGCACTGCCACAATTGACAACTTGACATTCAATGACAACATCATTGCCACCAGTTCAAATGCGGATCTAAGATTGACTCCGGGTGGTACAGGCGTGGTTGCTGTGAGCAATTTAACCATTGATTCCAGTATCAATCTCACAGACAATGTAATCAAAGTCACAAATACCAATGCCGCTTTGGAATTGAAAACAAACGGCACAGGTAAAATTGTTTTTGGATCTATAGATCTTGATGGAGGCACAGTTGACAATGTGGTGATTGGTGCAGACTCTCCGGCCGCAGGTACTTTTACTTCAATAACACTTGATCCTGTGGGATCTGGCACTGTCAGCACTCCTGCTGTATTAATTACAGGAAATCAAATCACTGGTAGGCGTTCAAATGAAAATGTTGAATTTGCCGCTAACGGATCAGGCAATGTAATTGTGAATGGATTCACACTGCCCAATGCAGACGGTAGCGTTGGACAACTTTTAAAAACCAACGGTAGTGGTGTATTGACTTTTGAGTCATCACCTTTGTTGTTGGGACAGTCATTGATTTCTGATCAACAGGCCACAATAACTTTTAGAACATCAACAGAAATAGATGCTGTCACGGCCGTTGGCGGACACAACAGAATTGAATCAGGCACAGCGGTGATTGAAGAATTTGCAACCAGCAAATACGACAGTGCGTTCTACTTGGCAGTCAACAGAGACGATGACAGTGATGAATTTGAGATTACCAAACATTCAGTGGTGCATGACAATTCCAATGCATTTATCACTTCCACGATCAATGCAAAAACTGGCACAAACAATCATATCATCACCAGTGTTGATATCAGTGACAGCAAATTTAGACTGAAAGGCACAGGAAGCAGTTCGCAATCCAGCATGAGTTATTACAGAATAGGCTTGGGTGACAACGATTCCACAGGGTACAGCGGGGAGGACGAAGCCGCTGTGGTCATCAACACAGATGTAGACAGTGCCAGCGAGGTGATAGACAGTTTCGCACATGCCGACTTTAGAGGAGCAAAATATTTTATATCCGTAAACAACGATTCAAAAACTGAAATTTCCAATCTAGAAGCACTGGTTGTACACAACGGATCTGATGCATTCATATCTGTTTACAATGTGGTCAACACCGGCAACAATGATTTGATCACACTGACCGCGGCGATCAATGGCAGTAACTTGGAAGTGTCAGCGTCTGGACTGGAACCTAATCTAAGAGTCCACGCCTATAGAATAAGGCTTGCGGACGACGAAGCAGACAGAAGTTCAACTAATATCAATGTCATAGGAGAGGTCACAGTTTCAAGTTCAACAACCACACTGGACACTTTTGACACAGGCACATATCAAGCGGCACATTATATTATAGTTGGTCACAACGCCTCAGAAGGACATTCATCAATAACGGAAGCGGCAGTTGTCAGTGACGGGACCAACGCGTTCGTGACACAGTACGGTCAAGTGTCGTCAAAAAGCACAGATCAGATTTTGTTGTCAGTGGGACACGCAGGCACAACCACAACACTGTCAGCAACTTCAACATCGGGCGGATCCACAGTGTTGAACGCATACAGAATTAACCTAGCCAGAGCGGCAGGTGCATCCTCTGCCACAGTGGTCATTGACGAAATCAGTGCCACGGATTTTAGAGCGGCCAAGTACAATGTTCAGGTGGTAGACACTATTGCAAGTGAATTTGAATTGTACGAAGCAAATATTGTGCATGACGGAACAAATGCATACATTTCCACATTCGGCAACATTGGAAATTCCACTGATCTTATCACACCCACTGCAGATGTAAGTGGCGGAAATCTTAGATTCAAGGGAACAATAAATAGTGTTAACGATAAGGTTGTAACAGTATTAAGAAGACAATTAAACATATAGTATGGCAAGACAAGAATTAAACATTGGAACTAACGCAAACGACGGAACAGGTGATACTTTACGTAACGCCATGATCAAAGTGAACGAGATGTTCACAGAGATATACAATTCACCTGGAGTCAGTACCACAGCACTGTCTTTGAATGACAACACAATATCAGCAATACGAAGCAATGATGACATTGTGTTTGAACCTGCTGGCACAGGTGTAATTAAATTTCCAGCAATACAAATAAACGACAATAACATACAAGGACTGAGATCCAACGAAGACATCAATCTTTTACCTGCAGGCACAGGCAAGGTATTGTTTGGGGCAATTCAAATCAACGGCACCAGCCTAAGTAGCACTGATTCCACCACAATCAATATCAATGATGGTTTGATAGTAGATGGCACAATTACCACTACGGGTTCAGCATCAATCACAGGCGCCTTATCAGCAGGCACTGGCTCAACTGTGGGTAATCTTACACTGGCCAACGGATCAATCACAGACAGTGGAGGCACAATTGATTTTGGAGATGAAAACTTAACCAGCACAGGCACAATCACTGCGGCCACCGGTTCCACTATTGGAAACCTCACACTGGCCAACGGATCAATCACAGACAGTGGTGGTGCCATCAGTTTTGGAGACGAAAATTTAAGCACCACAGGAACACTCACGGTAGACGGACTATCCACTCTTGGCAGTGTGACTGTGACAGGTGCGACGACAATGGCAGGCACTGTCACAATAGATAATTTAACATTCAACGACAACATTATCTCATCCTCATCAAATGCCGATATTAGACTTGAACCAGGTGGCACAGGTGCAGTGGTAGTAGATAGCCTCACTGTTGACAGCAACATCAACATCACAGACAACATCATTAAGACCACAGTATCAAACTCAAATTTAGAACTTCAACCCAGTGGCACAGGCACAGTGATAGTACACAGTGATCTTGACATCGATGGCGGAACAATAGATGGCACTGTGATTGGTGGCTCAACGCCAGCCGCAGGAACGTTCACTTCTGTTGATACTACTTCGTCTGTCACAATAGACGGCATCACAATCAGCGATAACACCATATCAACAAATGCATCAAACAGTCCACTGGAATTAACAGGTAACGGCACAGGTGGGGTCACAATCAGTGGTTTCACATTCCCAACCTCCGACGGAAGTAGTGGACAATTCATGACAACAAATGGATCAGGCCAACTGTCATTTGCCACAGCAGGTGTTTCATTGAATCATACCTCAATAGCAGATGCCAGTGTCAGTGTCAGTAGTTCAGCCACAACAAACCTAGACACTTTTGCCAAAGCAACATTTAGAAGTGCCAAATACTTTATCAGTGCTGTTGATGCCACAAACGGCAGACACGAAATAGTTGAAGCCAATGTAACCCATGATGGAACAAATGCGTATGTGGCCACTTTTGGGTCAACTTCTAGTTCCGCTACAGGATTGACTGTGTTCAGTGCAGACATAAGTGGCAGTGATGTGAGATTACGAGTCACAAACATATCAGATAATGCCACAGTTTTTAAATTTCAAAGAGTTGCAATTAATGTGTAACAATTACATTCGGTTTATAAAATCTAGTATAAATAATAGCAAATGGCAAAGCAAACAATCAACATAGGTTCAAGTGCAAACGACGGTACAGGTGATCCGTTAAGAACAGCATTTGATAAAATCAACGATAACTTTAACGAATTATATGGTGCAGATGATGATGCAACAAATTTTGTGGTTGAGGACACAACACCGCAACTAGGTGGTGACCTTGACGTCAACGGCAAAAGAATTACGTCTGCTAGATCCAATGAAGATATTATTTTATTACCAAACGGAACAGGTGGAGTAGTAGCGTCAGCAGTAAGAATTTTTGGCACTACAATCAGTGCAGATGATTCATCATTGATCACAGTGGCAGAAGGCTTACAGATTAATGGTGCTACAAATATGAGTGGTGCTTTAACAGGAACTTCAGGCAGTTTCAGCACAACTTTGGGTGTAACTGGAGCAACAACATTATCAAGCACACTTGCGGTAACAGGAACAAGCACACTCACAGGCGCATTGACGGTGAACGACAGTGTGACAGCCACAAGTTTAACCACAAACACAATTTCATCAAATGGAACTAATGCTGATCTTTCAATTCAACCAAGCGGTACAGGTGACGTTTTAATCAGTGCTTTAAGAGTAAACGGAACAACTTTAGATTCAAGTGATTCTTCAAAGGTAACCATAGCAGAACCGGTGGACATCACAGGAGCCACAAGTGTTGCAGGCTTATTGACAGCGGCTGGAGGGTTTAAACCGGCCATACACACATTCACTGCCACAGATTCAATCACAGAAACTGAACATGCAGGTAGAACTTTACTGTTAGGTGAAGTAGGTGGAAATGCCAATGTAGTACTAACATTGCCTGATGCGTCCGGTTCAGGTAACATTTATCATTTCATAGTCAGTGTAGCCATGGGCGGATCAACAACTTACAAAATTCAGGCACCTGATGCAGACAACACATTCGCAGGACAAGTGATGTATCTTGACGAAGACGGTACCGCAGTTACCTCATTTCCAACAGTGGCGGCATCAGACACAGTAACACTCAACAGCGGCACACAAGGTGGCCTAGTAGGTGACACAATCACATTCATTGACATAGCCACAGACAAATACGCTGTTTCAGGCCAAATGAGGGTAGCGGCAGGCGCCAATCCAGCAACTCCATTCAGTGCTGACGTTTCATAATAGTCCGTAAATTACCATAAATACCACGAAGGAGTAAGTTTTTTATGTCAACACCGGTGTGGACAACCACAGCAGGTAAAATTGCGTCTATTGACGAACAAGCGGCATTTTCAGTGCAACTGGAAGCCAACACGTCCGATAGTACGACTATTGCTTACTCTCTATTATCAGGAAGCCTACCTTCAGGAATGGAACTTACTTCAACAGGCTTACTGACAGGAATTCCAGCCGAGGTTTACAAAAGAACCAGATACACCTTTGTGGTTCGTGCCACGGCTGGAACACAAATTACAGATAGAACTTTTTATCTTGACGTAGAGGGCGCAGATGCTCCAGTTTTTACCACTGTGTCTGGACAGATACAAATTGAAGACAGCACCAGAGCAGATCTTTATTGGATACTCGATGGGGAAGAAATAGGTTATCAATTACAAGTCACTGACTCAGATACTAGAGCAGGACAAGAACTTCAATTCGAAATAGTTCAAGGTTCATTACCACCTGGAGTCAGTATGAGTTCAAGTGGATACATTTCTGGGATAGTGCAACTTTTGCCAACAGATCCTGCCCAAACTAGAGGTGGTTATGACAATTTGCTTGGCGCATACGATGACGAAGTTTATGATTACACTTTGAACACTATAAGCGTCAGTAAAAACTATGACTTTGTAGTCCGAGTATCAGATGGCACATCTGCTGTTGAACAAAACAACAGTATATTTGTATACAGTGCAAACTACTGGAGGGTATCTAATTCTGAGATCACTATAGATAAAGACAACATCAACGGCATTCCGTTGACTATGGATCAATTTGCACAAACAATGGACTTCACAGCGATAAGAAGACCAGTGTTTACGACAGGAGGCGATCTTGGAACTTTCAGACATGATAACAATGTTGCCATTGCAATTGATGTAAGTGATTTTGATCCGCTTCAGAATGATCTAGAATATACAATACAAGCCGGTTCATTGCCAACTGGACTTTCAATTAATATCAACACAGGAGAAATAAGCGGCCAATTAGCACCACAATCTGCTGTTGAGACAGATTTTGAATTTACTATTAGAGCAAATAGAACAGTCAATACCGATGACAGTTCCGTCACTAACGTGTTCACTGATAAAGTGTTCACAATGAAAGTAATTGGTGAGATTGATATTGGTATAGCATTTACAACAGACACTAATGTTGGCACTCTACACGCAGATCAACCTAGTACCTTAGGAGTGGTTGCCGTAGCAGAAAACACAAATAGAGTACTATCTTACACAGTTACAGCAGGCTCTTTACCGCCTGGCATAACATTATCTGAACAAGGTAACTTGTTAGGAACTATAGATCCCGAAGACTTTTTAGATAGCACACGTACCTTTACATTTACAGTCAGAGTAAGCGATCAATATCAAGATGCGGCCACTTCTAAAGAATTTAATGTCACTGTGGATATTCCACTGACAACAATAAGATATGGAAATTTACAAGGCGAAGCAACCAGTTTAATAGATCAAAATATTTTTTATAATTTAGCACAAGATCCATCGATTAACAGCACTGAAAATATTTACAGAACCGAAGATGAAAATTTTGGATTTAAATTGAAACCTGAGATGTTAATGCTGTCAGGATTGGAAGCACAAACATTGAAAATATTCCAGCAACAGATGGATCAAAATCATGCACCAAAAACCCTATATTTTGGAGATATTAAAACAGCAAGAGCAGTAGAAGATGGTACAACCAAATACGAAGTTGTATACCTTGAGATAAAAGATAGATTAGTAAACAATTCTGGAAGTGCAATTAGTAGTGCTATTAATGTAAGAACGGATATTGAGCAACCTATGTTGGGACCTAGAGCAGGATCATCTAATCTCACAGCGGATGCCAATGAAGTTAATGTGACCACCGGAGGTGGATTAAGTTTTACAACATCAGGATCAAAAATAAGGTTTGTTAATCCACTAACATCAGACATTGATTTTGTGTCCACTCTGTTTCCAAATGCAGTAGAAAATATGCGTAATCGGATGAAGAGTCTTGGACATAAAGAATACACATATTTGCCTTTATGGATGAAGTCAACACAAATAGGGGATCTAGCACCTTTGGGATTTGTGTTAGCAGTTCCAATTTGTTATTGTAATCCTGGCAAAAGTGCTTTGGTAAAGAAAAGAATAGAAGACAAAAACTTAGATTTCAAAAAAATAGATTTCATAATAGATAGATATCTTATATCAAGAAGTAAAGTGACGCCTACAAAGTTTACTGCTGACGGAAGCACAACCACTTTTGTGTTAGATGAATTAGTACACGACGAAGATATTTTAGTAAAAGAAGGCGACAAAACTGTTTTTGTTGGTGAATGTGTCAAAGCATCTGGCTTTAGGGGAAAAATTAAACCAACAGCGGACTTCATAACCAGAAGTGCTGATCACGAATTTGGTATTGAACTGTCTCATGATATACCTAATGAAAAAACAACAATAACTTTTGTAAAAGAAACTCCGGCTAACGGAACAATAATAACAGTCAATAGATCCGACGCTAAATATTTGAAATTTAAGAATAAAGGAATATTTTAATGGCTAGTAAAATTGAAACAAACAATATTGATGGAACATATCCTGTAGCAGGACAAGACAACAGTAGTCAAGGAATGCGTGATAATTTCACTGCTATTAAAACTGCATTTACAGAAGCCAAAACTGAAATTGAAGATTTGCAAACAAACAAAGCCAATTTAAATGCTGAATCTGATTTTACCGACAATATTATAAAAAGAGCAGTTCTTAAAGACACATCTGCAACTGTCTTTGCTCATGGCACAGTTTCAGGCATAGTAAATTTGAATCATGAAAACGGTCATTACCAAACCATGACCACTAGTGGGGCAATCTCTCTCGGGTTTATAAATTTTCCAACTAGTGGAGAACTAGGCAGAATTATTTTAGATATAACATATAACGCAGTAGCAGACACACTTACCATACCATCTAGTGTAATAGTATCTGGTAATGTAAGCGGTGGTGATGGCAGTTCAGACACAATTACTGCACCAACTTCGGGTAGATATCTATATGAGTTTATGTCGCCTGATAATGGCACAACAATTTTAATGCACCAGTTAGGAAACAACTACATCTAATAGGAGGTAGTAATGTACTTTCATCCATTACAAGAAGAAATAGGCAACATGTCAGACGAAGACATTTCAAAACGTATCAAAGAGTTGTCTCGAAAAGTTGCCATAGCCAGACGTGGACGTAATCCAGAACTGCTGGCAAATCTACAACAGGCCTTACTGACATATCAAGATGCTATACGCCAACGCAGAATTGAAAGTTGGCACGAAAACAGAAAAAAATTACGTAACGAACCAGATCTTGGCGATTTGATCAACATAGAGTAGTAAGTATTTGTGATGGCAAATACATTCACGTGGCGTACCAAATACAAATCAATTATAATTGTTGACGGAGAATTATTTCAAAACGAGTACAGTGTAAAACTTTATCTTACTCCTTACACAGCAGATCTACAAGAGCAAACAAAATATTTTGACAGATTAAAAAATTTATTTGAACAAATTTTTGCAAATACAATTACAACATGGAGGCAGGAACCACTCTATCATCTTTTAAAAGAGTCATCGTCAAATAGATTTATTGAATTACCAAAACCTCCCTATGATCAAATTATGGCCGCAGTGAATTTTTGCAAAGCAAATACCATAATGGATGGAAAAATATTGATAAACAAATTGGAATTGAGCAGTTGGCAAGGCGACGGTATTACCTATTCGGTTGACAAAGACAGTAAAGAACTGTTATTATTAGACACTGCCAATTGGTTCTCAGAAAAGTTTGCAAACTTTGATCCTTGGTGGTTAAGACCAGACACAGCAACATATGATCAAGAATTGGACAAAGGCATCTACACAGGACACTTCAGTTGGACCAAAAACAAAATACCAGTTGACAAACGCCACGAAGACCATGCTAAAATATTTGAATTCAACCCAAAGGTTTTAGATGGCGGCAAAGATAAAAACAAATGATTATGGTGATGTTATATTCACTGAGCAAGACGCAATAGATTTACTTTACACAGATCCTGAGTTTGATATTTCTAAATTGTTTTTTGCGGACACTGAACAGTATAAAACAAGTATTAAAGACTTAGGCATTGATTTACCAAATATTAATACAGTGCCACACAGAGAGTCACTGACTGAATTTGATACTAAGAACATTAACAATTGGCACATGCCAGAAAAATACTACAAAATAAATGTTCTGCAATGGTTGTTGGACAAGTGCCAAAATGACGAAGAGAAACTAAGAGTACAGCACGAGTATGATCTGTTTGAGCAAAAAAGTTTTATCAAAGTGTTGCAATTTTTGATATACTTTGTTGACACACTGAGAGCCAACAATGTTGTATGGGGTGTGGGCAGAGGATCAAGTGTGGCCAGTTTCTGTCTTTTTTTGATAGGAGTACACAAGATAAATCCGTTGTTGTACAATTTGGATCACCGTGAATTTCTGCGATGATAAGTAAATGAGTAATAGGAGTATATTATGGTAGCAAGAGCACCCAGAAAAAAAATGTATAGAACAATGCAAGGCAAGATGATTGACATTGAAAAATTAAGAGCGGCCAATGAGGACACAAGAGCAATTGGTAATATGAATGTTAATGCAAGAGGCGACGAACTAGGTATCAAAGGACAAATTGTTCAACCAAAAGCAGAAGTAATGAAGAAATACTATGAGGCACCTCGTGGTAAAGTTGACGACACACCAACTAGAAACAGAGCACCTGCACCGAGTAAAACTCCACCAGCACCTACTCCACAGGCAAAAGCAGTTGAAACCAAACCTGCTCCAACACCGAGAGCAACTAAACAAGTCAAGCCAAAACAGACTGCCAAAAAAGGCATTGATGCGGCATTGGACGGAATAGAGTAACACACATGAAAAACACAATACTAGCACTAACAATTTTATTATTTGCATCTGCTTGTTCAATCAAAGATCCAAGACTGTCATTTGGAAAAAAATGTGAAGTCAACGACAACAAAATTACATATTCATATGTTTGGTTCTATGACAAACAAAAGGGCCTGCCAGCCACAAAAGAACAATGTGCGGCTCTTGACGAAGTAGAATAAATTCGCTATAATACTTCTATATGGGACAAATAGAAGACTTACAAGAAAAAGGTTTTGGAACACACGGTGGTAAACAAACCGTTATTGATTACGATATCACACCGTTGAAAAAAAGAGTGTTGGTATCACACATGCATTTTGGAGAAACCAAAACAGCAGGTGGTTTGATTATCCCTGATGATGACGGGACATCACAAGGTGTACATCCGCGTTGGGCCAAAGTTTATGCTGTAGGTAAACAACAAGAAGATGTGAAAGTAGGCGAATGGATTATGGTCGCACACGGTAGATGGTCCAGAGCATTCAAGGTGGCCAAAGGTGGTGTAGAACTAGAAGTTAGAATGATTGACGAAAATGACATCTTACTAACCTCCGAAGAAGAGCCTGCACACAACAGAAAACAAGCAGGTTACATCAACACTGGCGGAATGAAACAGATGACGGCACTGCCAGGTAATGACTAAAAAAATACTATTTTTAGGTTGTAGCAATCTAGCAGACGATAATCAAAAACCAAACAAAGAACAAATCTGGAAAGATGTTGTTTTTGGACAAGACACAGACATTGTGAATTTGTCTTGGTGGGGTGTGGGCAATCAATTTATATTTGGGAATTGTGTAGACTTTGTCACAGATAACAAAATCGATTATGTATATGCACAATTTACAGGATTGGCAAGATTTGATATACCTGCTAATGACAATTATGCTATTCCAGATTATGATTACTGCATAAAAACTTACAAACGAAGATATTTGTGTTCAGGTGGCAAAACAGGCAGTTGGACTGGCAATGATAGAACAAATGAAATTTTTATGCCTTGCTACTTTAATGATCAAGAATATGAACACGTGGCAAAAGAAAGTATTCAAGCAGTGGCCAGCACATTATGGTTTTTAAAACAACAAAACGTGCCACACAATTGGACATTTTTTTATGACATCACTAATCCTGCTACTTCAGATCAAGAATTATATGATGGCAAGGTTGAAGTCTTTCCTACTCTATTGGACAAAACAAATTGGATAGATAAAGACCCGCATTCATATTGTGCTCAACACAACGGGTTACAGCAGGACGGATGCCATTTCCTAAACAGTGTATATAAGGATTGGGTGATATCTATAAAAGATCAAATAAATTATGAACGGTAAAGAACACACTTGTTATGTTTGCAGTGCAAAGTTTTTTAATGCTGTGTATTGGTATGACAACATACATGACGACGCCGGTGACAAAAGGATAATAAGACCATTTTGCGGTTATGTGTGTGCTAACAAATACAGAGACACAACAGATGTCAACAAACTACCACCAAGACCCAAACCGTGGCCACGTGGTGATCAATGGCAAGTGATACAAGATATTGATTATGTAGAATATGAAACAGACTAAAATTGAAAGAGTAAGTGTAAATGTTGATAAGTTGGTCACTATGGCAGAACTTGGCCTAGGCGCAGAACGTCCTCTAAACAAAGAAAAAAGAGGTTGGATCAATAAACTGGTCAAAGATGATCTACCTTTTGATCCTATACTTGTAACACGTATTAAAGATTCCGGTTACTACCTATTGACAGACGGTTGGCACAGAGTACAAGCCGCCAAGAAAAAGAAAGAGCGTTCCCTTGATGCGCTGGTTATTCCGGCAGACGTAGGATTAAGTATGGCAAAAGCAAACAAAATACTGCGTGACATAGACAAAGAATATGGATACAAACTAGAATGTAGCGATCTCATTGGATTATGGGCCACAAATCATCCAGCAGACTACACAGTTTTTGACCTCGACACTGATCAAAGTGAAGATTGACAATCTATTAATTTGTGTTATAATTTTCATATGCGTATAGGTTTTTGTTGTAAATGGCTTAACGATCGATCTGAATTTGGAGGAATGAAAGTTAATGCCAAGGACAGAGAATTGAACGGTCGATCAACCACAATGCGTTGGCTGAGAGAACATCCAGAAGACGCTGAACAAAGACAATGGGACATTATGAATCATAATGCAACAGCGGCACGTAGGCTGATCGAACGTGTTGGTACACTGCCACCGCAACGTAGAATGGTGCGCCTTGGTAGTGAAATGCTACAAGGATACACTGAACCAGGCTGGATCAATTGGTGGCAACAGCCTCACATACAAAGACATCTAGAAAGAATTTTCCAACCTGTTGGTGATATGGCACGTAAGTTAGATGTGAAAATAAGTTTCCACCCTGGACAATTCTGTGTGTTGAGCAGTGAAACAGAACTTATTAGACATCGTAGCATAGATGAATTTGAATATCACGCAGATATGGCTCGTTGGATGGGATTTGGCAAAACATTCCAAGATGGTTGCAAAATTAATGTGCATATTTCAGGCAGACGTGGACCGCAAGGCATTATAGATGCACTTCCAAAACTGTCGCCTGAGGCAAGAAATTTGATCACAATCGAAAATGACGAAATGGGTTGGGGACTTGATGCCAGTTTAGAATTGGAAAAACACTTGGCACTGGTAATGGACATACATCATCACTGGATAAGAGATGAAGAATATATTGATGCTAATGATGACAGAGTCAAACGTGTGATAGACTCGTGGCGTGGACAACGTCCTACTATGCACTATTCTTATTCCCGAGATGAGCACTTGGCAGTGGCAAATTTAGGTGACAAGACACACACAGAGATGCATGATATTAAGATGTTGTTGGAACGTGGCTGTAAGAAACAAAAACTGAGGGCACATTCAGATCTATTACCAAACAGAAAAGTAAATGATTGGGCACTGAGTTTCAGAGAAAATTTTGATATTCAGACAGAGGCCAAAGGAAAAAACATGGCCGCCGAACAATTATATAGACAATGGGTTGAAAATACTATAATATAGTAAACTTAACAGGAGAATATATGAAAATACTATGCGTATTGTATGACGACCCTAAAGGCGGAATGCCTGAGAGTTATCCACTTACGGATCTCCCTAAGTTAGAGAAGTATCCAGATGGCATGACGCTACCATCACCAAAAGGCAGAGATTTCAATGCAGGTGAATTGCTAGGTTGTGTGTCGGGCGAACTAGGACTTAGAAAGTTCTTAGAAGATGCAGGACATGAATTAGTTGTGACTTCTAGCAAAGATGGTGACGACTGCGAAGCCGACAAACACATTGTTGACGCTGACGTTGTTATATCACAACCTTTCTTTCCTTACTATCTCACAAGGGAAAAAATAGAAAAAGCAAAAAACCTTAAAATGGCTATCACGGCAGGTATTGGATCTGATCACGTGGATTTACAAGCGGCTATGGACCACAAGATTGATGTTGTGGAAGTGACCTACTGTAATTCAAGATCAGTTGCAGAACACATTGTCATGATGATCGTTTCAATGGTCAGAGACTATCACAACCAACACAGAATAGTAAATGAAGGTGGTTGGAACATTGCTGACGCAGTACAGAGAAGTTATGATGTGGAAGGAATGCACATCGGTACAGTTGCCGCAGGTAGAATAGGACTTGATGCTTTGAGAAAAATGAAACCATTTGATGTACATCTACATTACTTTGACAGACACAGATTGCCTGAAGCAGTGGAGAAAGAGTTAAATCTTACTTTCCATGAATCAGTTGAGTCAATGGTCAAAGTGTGTGACGTTGTGACAATCAATTGTCCACTACACCCAGAGACAGAAAACTTATTTGATGCAGAAATGATAAGCAAGATGAAAAAAGGTGCTTACATTGTAAACACTGCGAGAGGTAAAATCTGTAACAGAGAAGCCATCGCTGACGCATTAAAGAGTGGACAACTGTCTGGTTATGCAGGAGACGTTTGGTTCCCACAACCGGCACCAAATGATCACGTTTGGAGATCAATGCCAAACCATGGTATGACACCACACACATCAGGAACATCACTATCAGCACAGACAAGATATGCTGACGGTGTCAGAGAGATACTAGAGTGTTTCTTTGACGGCACACCAATTAGGAACCAATACCTAATCGTGCAGAACGGTGAACTTGCTGGCATGGGTGCCCACAGTTACAGTAAAGGTACTGCAACAGGTGGCTCAGAAGAAGCGGC